GTCGAAGCTACAGGCGCAAGTTCTATTAAAGCGCTCCCATTTCTTGTTACATCCCATACGGTTCAGGCTACCATCACAGGCGCACCAACTGCAGTCACTGTAGATTTGGAAGGTAGTCTGGATGGTACCACGTTCTTTGCGTTAGCCAGCCATGTATTTTCCGCTGGTGAACTAACAGCAGAAGGGGCTATGTTTCATGTAGTTGATAAACCAGTTACTTACGTTAGAATCAACTTAACTACCTTAACAGCCGGCACCGAACCGACAGTTACAGTTAAGTATGACGGTGACTCTTTACCGGCGGCCATTCGTGGTACCGGTAGACGGGGACAGTTCTAAATGTGGAAGGCTAAAGTGGTAGACCTATCAGCAGGCCCGGTTACTGTTTCGTCAATCGCTACAAAGGTATACGGGATATATGTTAATGTCGCGTTGGCCTCTGGCGGGTGCGATATTAAGAACGGTTCGACTACTTTTTTTGTGATACCGTCTGCACTGACCGCTGGTGACGCTGTAGTGTTTGCCGGTGAAGATGGTGTAATATTTTCTGACAATGTTATAGCTAGCCCTACTGCTGTTACGGGTAGTTTTACTATACTGTATAAAGACAATATCTAATATGAGGCTAAAAAATGCCACGTAATAAAAATGATCTATCCGAAAAAGAACTAGACGTTAAATTTTTTGGTGAAAAATCTTCCAAGGATACAAAGGCCGATGACGATATGGAGGCGGTCTATGAGCGTCTTGATGCTATAGGTATGCACCTCTCGTCCAGCCGCAGCTCGGCGATAGAAGGGCGTGAACAGACCGGTATTGAAGATGAATGGTTAGAGGATGAAGAGTACTACGAGGGTATTGACGAGGCCAACCGGAGCGAACTGAAAGCCTGGCGCAGCAAGCCGTTAGGGTCTCAAGCGTCGCCGGAGGACGATGACGATGACGCGGTAAGTTCAACTATCTTTCTTAATATAACCCGCTCGTATTGTGACGCGGTCGCCGCGCGTATAGGTGACATGCTGATGTCCGTTGACGAACCTATGTTTAAGATTAAGCCTACGCCTAAAGCGGAGTTATTGGGGTTAGCTAAAGGTAAGATGTCTCACGGTATTGATACCGCCATCAAGGAAGCGTCCGGCGGCAACCCTGAACGTGAAGCACAGTTAAAAGCACAAGCGGTAAGCGATGCTGCGAATATCGTGGCCACGGCTACTGAAGCGGCCAGAAAAGTTCAAGAGCAGATATCAGACTGGCATGCCGAGTCAGCGTATGCCTCAGAAAATAGACGTTTGATAGAGGACGCGGCCAAGGTCGGTACCGGCGTATTGAAAGGTCCCATTCCCGCCAAGACAACCAAGATGGTCTTTAAAGACGGTAAGATTGAGATGGTTGAGGAGATCAAGCCGGTATCAATTCGTATCCTGTATCGTAATTTTTACCCAGACCCTGCAGCAGGGGAAGATATACACCGTGGTGATTTCACCTGGGAGCGTGACGATATAACACGTAGCGGACTACAGAGACTAATCGGTGTGCCGGGGTATATTGAAAGCCAGATTAAAAAGATAATGTGTGAGGGACCCATGCAAGCTGAAAAGGGTTTTAATGTCGAGTCAGACCACCCAGGGTTAAGAATGAGTGATGACGCCAAAAAGAGCCTGTTCGAGATATGGTACTACTACGGTTCAATGAAGTTACGCGATCTAATGGCCATTGAATACGCGAGTAAAAAAATCGAGCCTGAGGACTATGAAGATAAAGACCTTGAAGAATACGCTCATGTCCAGGTTACGATGGTAAATAACAGGGTTATTAAAGCCACCATATCGCACTTGTCGACAGGTGCTTTCCCGTATGACCTAATGGTATGGCAGCGTCGTATGGGGCTACCTTGGGGTATGGGTGTGGCAAGACAGCTACGTCCTGCGCAACGTATTATCGTTGGCGCAATGCGCCATATGATGGATAACGCGGGTATAGCTGGTGGCCCGATGTTGTACCTCGATACTAATATCGTGCAGCCTGCCGATGGCATTATTGAGTGTAAGCCTTGGAAAGTTTTCATAGGCGCTGATGACTACCAGCCCGGCTCGACGGGTGTGCATGAGGCTATTAAGTTCATTAAGGCGCCGATGGTACAAGAGGAACTGCAGCGTATCATAGAGCTCGGTTTAAAACTGGCCGAGGATATAACAGGGCTACCGTTAATCATGCAGGGGCAGACAAGTCAAGCTACTCCGAAGACGTTAGGTGGTACTGTTATTCAAAATAATAACGCGTCAACTGTACTGCGTCGAGTGATCAAGATGTATGACAGCTTGGTAACTGAACCGCACATCCGCAGATATTATAATCACATACTAGAGTATTCCGATGACGACTCCATGAAGGGCGAGTTTAATATCGTGGCCCTTGGCTCGTCTTCGCTAATTGAGCGTGATATGGCAAGCGAGGCCATGGCACAGCTCGGCCAGGCTGTACTTAATCCCATATTCAAGAAGGATCCTGTTAAGTGGTTAAACGAGCTACTGAAAATGAATAAGCTGGACCCGAGTAAGTTTGAATATGAGGATGAAGAGTGGCAAAAACTGGTAGAACAAATGAGCCAGCAAGCGCAGGCGCCGCAGGATATGAGCGTTGAAGTTGAGCAGATTAGACAGCAAAGTGCGCAACAGATAGCCCAGTTTAAAGGCCAGGCGCAGACTCAAATAGCACAGCTTAAAGGCCAATTAGATAGCGCAGCAACTGATAAAGCCGCTGAGCTTAAAGTGCTGGAACTAAAAGCTAAATACGAGAGTGAAGAGAAAGACCGCCAGGTTAAAATGGGCATTGCTCAGTTGACTAGCGAGATGACTCTGCAACTTGCGCAACTTAAAGACGCAGGTGATGACCGTAGAAAACTTGACGAAATCAAACAAAAATTGCAAGATACTGTAATGAAACTGCAGACACAAGTGCAGCTTAATGGTACGCAGGCGGTTAAGCCTGCAGTTGAGCCTCAAGGGAGAGCACCTGAAGGGCAATCTTTTCAAAAATGAGTAGGATAAAAGGGTGAATTGTTATGTCGTATTTCTGTCAATTTTGCGATAAAGAAATGAGGCTCGAACAGAGCGTAGTCTACGAGAAAGATTATATAACTTGCGGTAATCACGTGTGCGTGACAAAGGCACGTAAAACTGCAGCGGATATAGCTGAGGAACGTACTCTTAAAACAGCTAAGTTATTGATATTTAAATCGACCACGCCTGAGGATTCTGATACTTGGCGCGTTGTACCTAAAGACCAGTACCCTAGTTTTTTTAATGACAAGGAAGTGTTACAGGGCCTCTTTGAGGGGTGCGTTGTAAGTGTCCAGCCCAGGGATGAATCAGAAGCTGAAGTGTTTTACTGTGCTCGTCATGCAGATGAAGTATTACGCCAGCTGCAGAGCGAGCGTGAAAAGGCAGGTACCGCATGAAACCAGCTGCTAAGGTGCCTGATAAATTTGAACTATCCGCTTACGAGTTAAACCAACCCGGTATAATTAAACTGGTAGCATATTTAGAAGATAGGCTAGTAAAGCATCGCGTGGCTAATGACAGCTTCAGCGCTGACCCCTCACTTCGCGGCCGTATAGCCGAGCTTAAGATTTTACTCAAAGCATTAAAAGTTACCGATGAAACTATCATCGGTATTAGTAACCCCAACCTGAGGAAGTAGACAATGACTGGAAAAACACAAGACGTTGATATGCCCGTTGACAATGAATCCGAAGAAGCGCTAGAAGAAGCGATGGAAGCCGGATTTAATGACGACCAGGGTTATATCACGCCAAAAGAAGCTGACCAAAAACAGGCACCTTCTGCTGATAGTGTTGATCATGACGAAAGACAGCCGGAAGCAGATGCCACACCTAAAACAACCAGTGATAATTCGGCAAGTCCACCAGCACCTGATGAATGGGCTGGTGTATCGGAAGTCCTTAAGAAACGTTTCCAAGATATGTCTGCGGACCTGGCCAGGGTTACCAACATCGCTAATAG